CACGGCCAGGCGCTATCCATGAACGAGGTGGCGCAGATCATGAACACCGAGTTTATACACCCGGACGGGCAAAGGCTTTTGGTGTCGCTGGCCCTGATGGACAGCGGCGACCAGACCGAGGAGGTTTATGAGTTCTGCGCCCTAAATGCGGACTGGGTGCTACCGTGCAAGGGCGTACCCACCATGCTGTCCCACTACCGCCTGTCAAAAGTCAACAAGGCCGGAAGCAATGCCTACGGCATGGACCTGGTGCTGGTGGACGGCGGGAAATACAAGGACATGATCGCCGCCCGCATGAGGAAGCCGAACGGGAGCGGATCCTGGATGGTCTACAAGGACTGCGATCTGGAGTATGCGGAGCAGGTCACCGCAGAGCATAAGGTGACCGAGCGGGCCAATGGGAAAGTGGTGCAGAAATGGGTGCCGAAAACCACCCACGCAGACAACCACTATCTGGACTGCGAGGTGTACGCCGCAGCGGCGGCGGACATGCAGGGCGTCCGGTCCCTATACCTGCAAAGCCAGGAGCAGGAAAAGCCGAAGCAGCCAAAGCCGGAGCCTGCGCCGACACCGGAGGAAAACTGGATCCGGCAAAATGAAAGCTGGGTATAAAGCGGGAGGACAAAATGGAACACACACAAATGAAGCCGGCGGAAATGCTGGAACAGGTCAATAAGGCCATTGCGGCGGTGCTGGTGGGCGGCCAGTCATACAAGATCGGCAGCCGGTCCCTGACACGGGCGGATCTGTCCATGCTGAAATCCATGCGGGATGATCTGGAGGCCCAGGTGGCGGCAGGAACCCCCTCCCACCTGCTGGATCGGACCTTTGTGGCCTACTTTGACGGGAGGTGACCGTGCCGCATGGGATTTTTGGATAACATCATCACCGCAATTTCGCCGGAAAGAGGCTACCGGCGGGAGGCATGGCGGCAAGCCCTGGAGGAGTTGCGGGGATATGACGCGGCCAGCCATGGGCGCCTAAATGCCGGGTGGCGGGTTTTCAACGAAAGCGCGGAATTAACAGACCGTTACAGCCGGGATGTGATCCGCGCACGCGCACGCGACCTGGAACGCAACAGCGACATTGCCCAGTCCGTGATCCACGCCTTTCGGCGGAATGTGATCGGGAAAGGCTATAAGCTCCAGCCAAAGACAGAGAGCGAGCTGTTAAACGACCAGCTGGAAAAGCTGTGGAAACAATGGTGCCGCAAGGAAAACTGCGACATAACCGCGTCACAGTCTTTCAACCAGATCATGCGCATGGCTGTGACACGGAAGCAGGTGGACGGCGGGATCCTGTTCATCAAGCGATACACGAGGGGCGGCCTGGTGCCGTTCAAGCTCCAAATGATCGAGGTGGACGAACTGGACACCACCGCCTCCATCCCCAGGCACAAGGGAAACACCGTGGTGGGCGGGATTGAGTATGACCCGGCCCGCCGGGCGGTGGGCTATTTTATCCAGCAGTACGATGTGGAGGGCTGGAAGCTGACCACCCCGGTGTATATCGAGGCCAAGCATGTGATCCCGTACTGGACCAAGCACCGCCCCAGCCAGCTGCGTGAGGTTTCGGATCTGTCCCCTACCATTACGCGGGTACGGGACACAAACGAATTTATCACCGCCGTTTCCGTCAAGGAGCGGATCGCGGCCTGCCTGGCCGTGTTCATTAAGCGGGCAACCCCTACGGGCGGATTTGGCCGCGGCGGCGTGGTGGCTGGCGGGGAACGGGTGACCTACGAGGGCAAGAGCCTGACCCCCGGCATGATCAAGGAAATGAATGTGGGGGACAGTATCGAAACTGTGGAGCCGAAAAGCGCGGGATCGGACGCCTCCCAATTCCTGAAAATGCAATGGCGTCTGATCGGAGCCGGCCAGGGCATGAGCTACGAGGCCACCAGCCGGGACATGTCGGAAAGCAATTATTCCAGCGCACGGCAGGGAGCGAATGAGGATGAAGCCACATTCGCGGCGGAGATCGAGCTGCTGACCGAGATCATGAGCGAGATCTACGAAACTTTTGTTATTTCCTGTTATCTCACCGGGCTGATCAACCCGCCCGGATTTTGGGATAAAAAGGCGGATTACCTGGCGCACAAATGGGTGCAGGCACCGAAAAAATGGATCGACCCGGCCAAGGAAACCACCGCCACCAAAACCGCCCTGGCAACGGGCCAAAAGACATTCCAGGATGTCGCAGCCGAACAGGGCAAGGACTGGAAAGAGGCCGTGGACGAAATGGCCGAGGTCCTGAAATATGGCCGTAAAGCCGGCATTGAGATGGGAGGTGTAATTTATGGCCAAGGAGCAGCAGCACAGCAGAACTCCGGAACCCAGGGACAAGAGCCGGGGAACCAGGAGCATGGGGGAAATCCTGATCCGACAGGAGGAGGGGCAGGACAGCCGCCGGAGAACAGTTAGTTTCTCCAGTGAAACGCCATACCGCCGCTATTTCGGCATGGAGATCCTGGACCATGCGGAGGGCGCCGTGGACCTGGGGCGCCTGAACAGCGTGGGCGTCCTGCTTTTCAACCATGATGTGGACAAGGTGGTGGGCCGCGTGGTCCGCGCCTGGGTGGAAAACAACCGCGGCATGGCGGAGGTGGAATTTGATACCGACGCGGACGCGGAAAAGGTTTTCAGCAAGGTGCAGAGCGGGACCCTGAAAACCACATCGGTGCGGTACAGGGTAGACAGCTGGGAGGAAGTCCGGGCCGGGGCTACATCGGCAGACGGACGATTTACCGGCCCATGCAGTATCGCCAGGCGCTGGACACCCATGGAAATCTCCGTTGTTTCTGTGCCGGCAGACGCAACCGTGGGCGTGGGCCGATCCAGTGAAAGCGCAGACACACCGGACCTGTCCGCATACGAGCGGCAGATCCAAATCAATCAAAATACTTTTAGGAGGTAAAGAGCAATGACCATTCAGGAAATGATCGCCAGACAGCAGGCGATTGTGGCCGGCGCCCGGAACGAGGGCCGGGGCCTGACCCGCGAGGAGCAGACGGAGTTTGACCAGCTCCAGGGAAAGATTGACGCCGCCCGGAACGCGGGAGGCCAGGACGGCCACCAGGGCGGCGGAGAACCCCCTGCGGAGGGGAACCGCGGAGCCGGTGAGCCTGCCGGCGCAGAGGGCCAGGACGGCGGAAACGACGAAACCCGCCAGGCGGCGGTGCAGGCAGAACGCCAGCGCAACAGCGAAATTGTGGCCCTGTGCCGGCAGGTGGGCATGGATCCGGCGGAGTACATCCGCGGCGGCCAAACCATGGACCAGGTGCGCCAGGCGGCGGTGGAGTTCATGATCTCCCACGGCGGTCCCGTGGGCACCCGGACCGATGACGGCCAGGGCGATGAGTTCCGCAACGCGGCGGTGGACGCTCTGCTGCTGCGTGCCGGCGTCCCTGTGAGCAATCCGGCCAGAGAGGCGGACAGCCTGCGCGGCATGTCTGTGCGGGATCTCATGATCGAGTGCATGGCCCGGAGCGGCGAGGGGTCCACCACTTCCCTGCTGCGCATGGGCAAGAATGACCTGTGGGGCATGGCGGTGCGCCAGTTCCTTTCCCCCACGGCCTCTTTCCCCGCCATTCTGGATCAGGCCATCCAGAAATCCATTGTACACCAGTACCAGCTTGTGCCCACCACCTTTGACCTGTGGACCAGTAAGGGCAGCCTGCCGGACTTCAAGCCCAGCAAGTCCCATGAATACACCATCGGCGGCGGCCAGTTCGACAAGGTGACCGAGGGCGGAGAGCTGAAGCACAGCACCCTGGACACCGACATGAACCCCCTGCGCAAGCTGGACACCTACGGGACCCAGTTTACGATGACCCGCGAGGCGTTCATCAATGATGATATTGGCTTTTTGTCCGAAATGCCGGGCCAGTATGCCCGCGTAGCAAAGCGGAAGATCAACAAGCAGGTGTATGAGGTCATCGTGAAGAACCCCGCCGTATATGACGGCGTGACCCTGTTTGAAGCTGACGCACACAAAAACCTGATCGCCACCGGCACCGCCCCCACCATTGAGAGCGTCCAGAAAATGATGATGAAGCTGCTGCGCCAGACGGATCCTTTCGGGGAAAGCATTATGGTACAGCCCAAGTACATTCTGGTGCCCGTGGGGTACGGTTTCCTTATGTCCCAGCTGCTTGAAACCGCGCAGGTGGATGTGGACGGCATTGGCAGCCACACCGCAAACGCGCTGTACAAGTACCGGACCCAGCTCCAGGTGGTGGAGGAGGGCGCGATCAACGCCCTGGCCGGATCCAGCGCGGTGCCCTGGTACATCGTGGGCGATAAGACCACGGCCAAGAGCGTACAGGTGGACTACCTGAACGGCGTGGAAACCCCCAGTTTCCGCCGGAGCGAAAAGGCCGGTTACCTGGGCTTTGTGTGGGACATTTGGCTGGACTGGGGCATCACCGTCATGGACTACCGGGGCATTGTACGCAATAACGGCGTAGCTATTGCCGAGTAAGGAGGTACAGAGAAATGAACGCAAGATACTGGCAGAGAGGCGAAACCCTGGACTACACCGCCGAGGAGGCCGTGGTCAACGGCCAGGTGGTGAGCCTGGGAAATCGGATCGGCGTGGCCGGGAATGACATTGCGGAGGGCGCAACCGGCGCCCTGCATGTCACCGGCGTGTATATCATGGACAAGAAAGCCTCCGAAAAGATCACCATGGGCGCCCCGGTGTACTATGACGCCACGGCGGACGAAATTACCGCCACCGAAAAGGGCGATGTCCCCGCCGGCTACGCAGCCGCAACGGCGGAGGCCAGCGACGCCACCGTTCTGGTGAACATCGGGGACCCGGACGGCGCCCCGGCCATCCACAACAGCCTGGCCCTGAAATGCACGGACGGCAAGGTGTACGACATTACCGTGGCCACCGGCGGCACCCTGACGGCTACCGAGCGGACATAAGGAGGGCGTAAGGCATGAAAAAGCTGATCGCCAAGCGCCCCGTGCTTTACCTGGGGCGGATGTATGACGCGGGCGACACCCTCCCCGCCAATGACCAGAAGATGGTCACCGCATGGCTGAACGCCAAGAGCGCGGCCTGGGATGGTCAGGAGGCCGGGGAACGCCACCAGGAAGCCCAGGAGGACGCAGAACAGGCGGACGGGTCCCAGGATAGCCGGAGCCAGAACGGGGGCCAGGAGGCCCAGGAGAACGGCCAGGAGGCCAAAATGCTGGAGGGGCACCTGGACGCCGAGCAGCTGGCCACCATGAAAAAGGCCGATCTGGAAAAGCTGGCCGACCAGCTGGGCGTGGACATTTCCAGCGCAAAGAACAACAAGGAACGGGCGGAGCTGATCGCAGCGGCCCCCGTTCAGGCCCCCGCAAATGAAACAGGGGGCGCCCGCTGATGGGCGCCCCCAGCTTCAAGGATCTGGTGGCGGCTGACATTTCCGCTGTGTTTCTGAATGGCCAGGAGTTCGCGGACACCCACACCATAGACGGGAAGCCCATGACCGTGGTGGTGGATGAAAACGAACTGCTGGAGCGGGACAAGTCAAAAATGGGGATCCAGGTGGATGGGACCTACAAGGCCCGCCGGCTGATTTATGTGGCCAAGGAGGAATACGGCCCACGCCCGGCCCATGGGAAACAGCTTAATTTTGACGGGCGCCTGTTCCGGGTGGCCGATTGCACCGAGGAGGCCGGTATGCTGGCCATTACGCTGGAGGCGGTGAGATCGTGAGCGAAAGCGTGATACAGATTGACACCCAGGCGGAGATTGAAAAGATCATCCGGCAGCTGGACACTCTGCCCAACCGGCTGAAAGCCCCCGATGTACTGGCCAGCGCCCTGAACGCGACGGCCAACGAAATGAAGAAAAAAATAGGGCAAAGGACCAGGAAACGCTATGCAATCAGCAACAAGAAGATCCTGACTGACAGGAAAATGGGTGGCATGTACACGAAAAAGGCCACCGGGTCCAATGGAGAGGCCGCCCTGTTTTCCAGAGGCGGTATGCTGGAAGTCATGAACTACATGACCAGGAGGAACACCGAAACCACCGCGGCCATGCTGAAAGTGCTGAACGAAAGCGCCATGACCGCGCTGGAGGTGGACGGGCGGAAAGCCTTTGAGGCCACATTTCAGAGCGGCCACACGGCCATTGTGCAGCGCGTGGGCCGCTCCCGCCTGCCGGTAAAATCCCTCATGGCCCCGGCGGTGCCTATGCTGTACGGCAAGACATACGAGGAGGCCACCCAGGATTATTACTCCATCCTGCAAAAGCACATCCAGCGAGAGGTGGAGCGGGTCCTGGACGGTTTCGGGAGAGCGGCATAAAAAAGCGGCCCCGCAGAGGGGCCGCAAAAGTCAGCAATTATAAAAATCGTCGCTGGTGTAGCCCATTTGCAGGGCAAGGAAATAAATGTGCTTGCACGGTTTACTGCGTTTATCAAAATCCGGGCAAGAGCAATAGTCCAGCGCGGTGGTGTATTCGGTGCCAGTGGATCCGCTGACCTTTGCCAAGCCGCTGTCTACATCATAGCTGATCAGCCCCAACCCCTCATGGACTGCCTTTTCAAAGCGGTCCGACTGGGCGGATCCACGATGTACTTTTTCGTTCCATTCCCCAAAAGAGTGCCCAACCGGGCAATGCTGGCTACGGATAGAAACAAGTTCGGTTTTTTTACGCGGGAAAATCAGGAAATACGAAACCGTTTCGCGGATCGTTTTACTCCCCTCTCTCCCCTCTATCGTGCGCAGTTCGCTTGTTTTGCTTACAGGATGTTTCTTTTTCCACTGGCTATATGCAACCAGGGCAGCGGCGAGTATGACACCACCGCAAAATGACTGCACCTCCCCAGTAAACAAGCACCCAAGCGCGAGAACGAGAACGACACCAGCGGCAATGTACAGCCCTCTCCCTTTCATTTTACCACCCTTTCCACGCTCTTTTATGCTGATTATTACCACATTTTTCTGATTATTAACACATCCGTAATTATACGAAAGAAACGGTAAAAAGTCAAGGAGGCGCAAGCATGTGACCCAAGAATTTTTGCAGGACGCCATGGTGGCGGACCTAAAGGAGCTTTTCGCCCATGAGAGGCTGAAAAGTTCCCTGGGCGTCGAGCGGGAGATCCAGATCTACCCCCAGGATGTGCCGATCCGGGAAAGCGACGATGAAGCCCAGGACAAGGAAGCACCGCCGGAGCCGTATGTGGTGGTGCGCCTCCGGGGTGGAAAGACCGAGAGCGACGATGACCAGCAGATCATTGACGCGGTGCTGGTGGCCTGTGTCTACGACCCCGATCCGGGGCGCCAAGGCTACCGGGACGCCCTGCACATCATCAACAAAATTTACCATCACTATTCCGCCTACGCCGTGATCGGCAACCGCTGGGAGGTCCTTTACCCTATGGAATGGACCACCCAGGAGGAGGACACGCACCCGTACTATTTCACGGCCATGTCCCTGCGGATCCAGGCACCGGCGGTCCACAAGGAGGTGCCAGAAGCATGACAGCAAAGAAACAGACCAAACCGGCGGCGGAGGCCGGCACGCTGGTGTACTGCGGCCCCACTATCCCCGGAGTGGCCAAGCAATTCACATCCTACCGGGGCGGCATACCGGAGGCCCTGGCGGCGGCGCGAAAGCAAACCCCGGTGCTGGGCGGCCTGATCGTACCGCTGGACCAACTGCCGGAGGCCATGCGCCAACTGCGGGAGAAAACCGGCTCCATTTATGCCCTGTACCGAAAGGCACAGAAACGAAACTAACAGGAGGTAAAGCAACATGGCAACCTATCAGCATGGCGTGTACAACCAGGAGCAGGCCACGAGCCTGACCACGCCGATCCGAAGCAGCGCCGCCCTCCAGGTGATTTTCGGCACGGCACCCGTTCACCTGGCGGACGATCCGACCAAAGCGGCCAACACCCCGAAGCTGTGTTACAGCTTTGCGGAGTGCCAGGCCGCTGTGGGCTATTCCGACGATTTCAAAAACTTCACCCTTTGCCAGAGCATTGACGCCAATTTCCGGGTGTTCAATAACGCCCCCATTGTTTTGGTGAATGTGCTGGATCCCGGCAATTCCAAGCACACCAAGAACAACGAGGAGGAGAGCTGCGCGGTGGCCAACGGGCAGGCGGTCTATACCAAGCCCTATGTGCTGCTGGACACCCTGGTGGTGAAGAAAGACACCACCCCGCTGGTGGCCGAAACGGACTACACGGCGGCCCACGACGATGACGGGAATGTGGTGATCACGCTGATCTCCGAAACAGCAAAGGAGGCGGAAAGCCTGTCTGTTTCCTCCACCAGCCTGAACCCCGCAGGCGTGACCAAGGAGGATGTTGTGGGCGGCGTGGACGCAGAAACCGGAAAGGAAACGGGCCTGGAGCTGGTGCGCCAGATTTACCCCAAACTGGGCCTGACCCCTGGCCTGCTGCTGGCCCCCGGATGGTCCCACGATCCCGTGGTAGCCGCGGCCCTCCAGGCCAAGACCACAAAAGTCAACGGGAATTTCGATTGCAACACCTATCTGGACATTGCGGCAGACAGCACAGGCGCCACGGTGTACACCGCTGTAAAGACTGCCAAGGAAAAGATGGGCGCAAGCTCCAGCCACGCGGCGGTATTCTGGCCCAAGGGGGCGGTGGGCGAAAAGATCTATTGCCTGTCCGCTATGGCGGCGGCGGAAACGGCGGCCACCGACGCGGCCAACGGGGATGTACCCCATGAAAGCCCCTCCAATAAGGACCTGAAAATCACCGCCACTGTGCTGGATGACGGCACCGAGGTGGCGCTGGATCAGGAGCAGGCCAACCTCCTGAACGGCCAGGGCGTGATCACGGCTATCAATGCCAACGGTTTCAAACTGTGGGGCAACAACACGGCAGCCTATCCCTCCACCACGGATCCGAAAGACCGCTGGCTGGCGGTGCGGCGGTTTTTTGACTGGGATGGAAACAACTTCATCCTGACCTACTTCCAGAAAGTAGACAAGCCGGGAAATAAGAGGTTGATCCAGTCCATCGTGGACAGCCAGAACATTATTGGCAACGGGTATGTGGCCCGCGACTACTGCGCCGGGTATCGGCTGGAGTTCAAGGAGGACGAAAACCCGATCACCGACCTGCTGGACGGGAAGCTGACCACCCACACCTATCTGGCGCCCTACATCCCCGCGGAGAAGATCGTGAACATCCGCGAGTACGACACCGCGGCCCTGGAGGCCGCGCTGACCGGAGGAGGCGAGTAACCCATGAGCAAGAATATTCCGACCAAGATAAACAACTACAATGTGTACAACGAGGGGGAAAAGCTGCTGGGCGTGGGGGATGAATTGACCCTGCCGGACTTTGAGGCCACCAGCGAAACGGTGAGCGGCGCTGGGATCCTGGGTGAGATCGACGATCCCACCATCGGCTATTTCGGCAATATGCAGCTGGAGGTCCCTTTCCGCACCCTGGACAAAGAGGCCACCGACATGATGGACCAGACCAAGGCGGTCCAGCTGACGATCCGGGGCGCTATTCAGGAGATCGACAGCGCCGGAAACATTGTACCAAAGGCAATCCGCATTGTGGTGGGTGGCCGGGCGGCAAAGCTGACCGGCGGCAAGCTGAAACGGGCCAGCACCATGGACAGCGGCGTGACCCTGAACATCCTTAACATCTTGATTGAGGTAGACGGGGAAAGCGTCGTGGAGCTGGACAAAATGAACCCCACATATAGGGTCAACGGAGTGGATCTGCTGGCCGCATACAAGGAGATGTGCTAAATGGACGAAATCAAGAACAACGCCGCCCTGGAGGCGGAGCAGACCGCCGCGCTGGTCCCTGCGGCCCCCGCAGAGGAACCGGAGGAGGAAAGCCTGATCCTGAAATTCCGAAAGCCGTACAAGTTCGAGGGGCAGGAATACACCGAGGTGGACCTGTCCGCCATGGAGGACATGACGGCGGCGGACCTGTGCGCCGTGGGCAAGATCATGACCAGACTGGGCATTGTGAACCCTGTGGCGGAAATGACCGTGGATTATGCCATTTATATGGCGGCCCGCGCCTCCGGCAAGCCGGTGGAGTTTTTCCAGGGCCTCCCCACCAAGGAGGGCATTAAGCTGAAAAACATGGTCACGGGTTTTCTTTACGGCGGGGACGGAGAGGACTGACCCCGCCAGAAATCAGAAAGGCTTGCGTGGGCCTGTCCTATCTGCTGCGGACAGGGGTTGACTACTTTATGGGGCTGTCCATAGAGGAACTGCAAGAACTGGCGGAGGAGGCGATCAAGCTATATGGCAAAAGGAAAAACCTATGAGCTGGCGCTAAAGATCGCCGGCAGAGTGGACAGCTCTTTGAAAAAAGCCTGCCTGGACGCAGACGAAAACCTGGGCAAGCTGGCCAAGACAGCGGAAAAAATCGGGAAAGCCGCCAAGGTGGCCGCCGGCATAACTGCGGCGGCGGCCACCGCGGTGGGCGTAGCCGCTGTCAAGTCCTACACAGAGCATGAGCAGGCCGTGAACAGCATGGCAGCGGCCACCGGAGCCGCCGGCGAGGAGCTGGAACACCTCCAGGCCGCCATGGAAGGCGCCTATCAAAATAATTTTGGGGACAGCCTCCAGGACACGGCGGACGCCGTGGCCATGGTAGACCGCAATCTGAAAAACATATCCCCGGATGAAATCCAGGAGGCCACGGAGGCAGCCCTGGCCCTCCAGGACACTTTCGAGTATGGCGTGGAGGAAAGCACCCGCGCCGCGGCGGCCATCACAAAGAATTTCGGCGGATCCGCAAAAGAGGCGTTCAGCCTGATCGCGGCGGGCGCGCAAAACGGCCTGGACTATTCCGGGGAGCTGATCGACACCATCAACGAATATTCCAGCCAGTTCTCCAAGCTGGGCTTTACGGCAGACGGCATGTTCCAACTGCTGCAAAGCGGCGCGGACAGTACGGCGTGGAACCTGGACAAAGTGGGCGACGCCATCAAGGAATTTAGCATAAGGGCCATTGACGGGAGCGACACCACGGTGCAGGCGTTCCAGGATTTGGGCTACAACGCCAACGCCATGATGGAAACCTTTGCCGGCGGCGGAGAGGACGCAAACAAGGCGTTTTTCGATGTGTTAAACACCCTGATGGACATGGACGATCAGGTGAAGCGGGACGCCCTGGGCGTGGCCCTGTTCGGGACTATGTGGGAGGACCTGGGCGCGGAGGCCATGCAGGCCATGGCGGACGCCTCCACGGCGGCCTATGACACCCAGGGGGCGCTGGAGCAGATCAACTCTGTGCGGTACAACGACCTGGAAAGCGCCATGCAGGGCGTGAAACGACAGGCGGAGGGGATCCTGTGGACCGTCGGGGAGCAGCTGGAGCCGTACATACTGGACGGCCTGAACTTCCTATCGGCAACAGTTATCCCCAATGTGCAGACCGCTGTGGAAAAGCTGGGCGGATATGTGCAAAGCAATATCATTCCGACGATCAAGACAGCCGCCCAATGGATCGGAGAAAACAAGGACATGCTGCTGACCCTGGCCGGGGCTATTGCCACCGCCGTGGGGGCATTTATGGCCCTGCGGACAGCGGGACAAGCGGCGGGAGCCATTAAGGGGATCGGCACGGTATTGGGCACGGCAGTCAAGCAAGGCGGCCTCCTGAAAACCGTGGTGGGACTGCTGGGCGGCCAATTCACCATCATTATAGCAATTATCGCGGCGGTAGCCGGCGCCTTTGTGATCCTGTGGAACCGAAGCGAGAAATTCCGCACCGCGGTTATGGGGATCTGGCAAAGGGTCCAGCCACTCATACAGGCATTTGGCAATCTGGTGAGCCTGATCGCCACCAGCCTGGCGCCCGTCCTGTCCAATCTGGCCAGCGTCGTTCTGGCGGGGCTGGAGGCCGCTTTTGTGGCATTTGCCCCCTATATCGAAAATGTAATTGCCATCTTAACAAGCCTAATCGAGTTTGTAACCAATGTATTTTCGGGCAACTGGGGCGCCGCCTGGCAAAATATTGTGGATATTTTCGGCAATGTTTTCGGGATGATCGTGAACCTGGCGAAAGTTCCCATTAACGCGGTGATCTCTGCAATCAACTGGGTTATTTCCAAGATCAACAGCATTTCCGTGACGATCCCGGACTGGGTGCCGGGCGTGGGCGGCACAACCCTGGGCTTTAATATCCCGACCATTCCGGCCCTGGCCGCCGGCGGTATTGCAACGGCCCCCACACTGGCCATGATCGGTGAGGGAGGAGAGCCGGAGGCGGTCATGCCGCTGTCCAAGCTGGCGGCCCTGCTGGACGAATGGACCAAGCCGAAACCGCAAGGCGGCGGAAGCCCGGAGGACGGCGACGGGGACCGGATCGTGTGGTCCCCTGTGTTCAATTTCTGCGGCAACACCACCAAGGAGGAGGCCGTGGAAGCCGCCCGCATGAGTTTTGCGGAGTTCAAAAAGATGTACAAGCAGATGAAAGCCGAGGAGCGGCGCAAAAAGTTTGCCCCGGCGTAAGGAGGCCCGCACATGGCAAAAACCTACACCACCCAACAGGGGGACGCCTGGGACGCTATCGCGCACAAGGTATATGGAAGCGAAACATATACAGGCTGGCTTATGCAGAACAACCTCCCCCTGCTGGATATTTTCGTATTTGAGGCGGGGACGGTCCTGCAAACACCGGACCCGCCGGAGGATGACAAGGCGGAAAACCTGCCGATCTGGAGGACGGGAGCATGAGAACACGCAGCGCGGCGGTGGATCTGACCTGGAACGGCGCGGCAGTCAAAAGTAAAATGCTGGGCCAGACCACGGAGATCACCTACACGGACCCGGCCAGCGGAGAGGCGGACAGCCTGGATATTGCGATCCATGACAGGGACCGCCAATGGACGGTGGCCTGGATGCCTCTGGCGGGCGATACGCTGGAGGCCGCCATAAAACTTTCCGACTGGGAGCGGGAGGGCGACAACCGCGCCCTCCCCTGCGGGTTTTTCATCCTGGACAATTTCGAGTTTGCGGGCTGGCCCATTACCGGGACCATTTCCGCCGTGTCGGTGCCGGCGGACGGCGCTTTTCGGGAAACCGAGCGGACAAAGACCTGGGAAAAGGTGACCGTCCAGGAAATCGGTAAAGAGATCGCAAGCCGTGCGGGCATTGCCCTGGCCTGGGATGTGGAGGGAACCCCTTTCACGATCCAGTCCATTGAGCAGTCCGGGCAGACCGATTGTGATTTTTACATGGAGCTGTGCGACGCTTACGGCTATGCCATGAAAGTGTACGCCCAAAAAATCGTGGTATTTGACCGGGAGGCGTACAAGAAAAAGGACCCTGTGCTGACCATACGGGAAACCGATATTGAGAGCTGGAGCTGGAAAAAGACCCTGGCCGGGACCTACACCGGCGGGGAGTACACCTACACGGACCCGATCACCGAGGAGGAGATCAAGGCCACTGTGGGGACTGGCACACGGATCCTGAAACAATCCGGCAAGGCGGACAACCTGGCCGACGCAGAGCGGCGGATCCGGGCGGCGGTGGACAAGGCGAACCACGGCGCCACCACCCTGTCCGTGACCATGACAGGCAACGCCGCCCTGGTGGCCTCCCAGTGTGTCACTGTGGTGGGCCTGGGGCGCCTGTCTGGAAAGTATTACATAGACAGCATTACGCACCATGTCGGGGCGGGGTACACCATGGACCTGGAGCTGTCTCTGGTGGAAGCCATGAGCGAGGAAGTGATCAAGGACGCCACCGAGCGGCTGGCCGCCGTGGGCGTCATGGCCTCCCCGGAGTATTGGGTGGCCCATTACAAGGATGTGAAAAACCTGGACGGCCTGATCCTGAACATGGCAACCCGGATCAAGGTAAACCTGGGCGGGACAAGTATCACGACGGTGGACGCGGCGCTGAAAGTGCTGACCAACACCGGGGTGATCAACTCCCCGGACTACTGGGCCACCGCTTACTCCTCCCTGGCATGGCTGGACACTCTGCTGATCAGCGCGGCCAACGCCCTGACAGCGGATTGAGGAGAATGACATGGCAAATGAAATTTTCAGGGTGGGCAAGGTTTCATCCATTGACTACGCCGCCGGCCTGGTGCGGGTGGTCTACCCCGACAAGGACAACAGCGTGACCGCCCCCCTGCCCATGCTCTGCACAGAGTACAACATGCCAAAGGTGGGAGATCCCGTCATGGTGCTGCACCTATCCAACGGGACCGAGGCGGGGCTGGTCCTGGGCCGGTATTGGTCCGGCAATAACAAACCCCCGGAGGGCGCGGAGGGCCTGTACCGCAAGGACCTGGGCCGGACGCCGGGGGAGGCCATGATCCGGTATGACGGCAGCACCATGACCATCCAATGCGCCGGGGCCATCAAAATAGAGGCCGGCGGAGCGGTGACCATAAACGGCGCCACCATCGACCTGAACTAAAGGAGGCGGGATCCATGCCGCAGGCGGCAAGAATAACCGACGCGGTGGCGGGAACCACCGCCGGGGAACACACGGGGCATGTGCCGCCCCACTCCCCGGAACCGTTCAGCGGGGAGATCTCCGGGGCGTGTTCGGGGACGGTGCGGATCAATGGCCTGTCCGCCGCTACGGTGGGGAGTATCACCACCGAGCGGGACGGGTGCTGCGGGTCCAGCCAGGGCGCCGTGGGCGCCGGGAGCGGGACGGTGCGGATCAACGGGAAGCCAGCGGCCCGCACGGGTGATGCCCTGACCGCGCACAGCGGGAGCGGAACCGTGACGGGCGGCAGTCCCAATGTGAGGATAGGAGGGTAAGCTGTGACCATTGGAACGCTGGGGCGGAACATCGTCTTTGAGGTGAGCGACGAAACTGCCCTGATCCTCCAGGAAATGACCAGGGAAACCTCCGGGCGCTGGGCCATCCATGAAGCCATGGGAGCAAAACCAAAGGCTGAGTTTTTAGGCCCTGGCCTCCAGGCTGTAAACCTGACCATATACCTGTCCGCCGGCCTGGGGGTGCGCCCCCGGTCCGTGCTGGAGGCGGTGGAGGGCATGGTGGAAGCAGGGACGGCGGAATATTTGGTCATCGGCAATAGGCCGGTGGGGAAAGATCCGTTTCGACTGACCGGATCAAGCGAAACCTGGTCCACCATATTCAGCCGCGGGGAGCTGGTCAAGGCCGCTCTGTCCATCACGCTGGAGGAATACGCATGAATATTTCACCCTTTGATTTTCAACTGCAATTCACTTTTGCCAATGACGCCATGGCGGAGCTGGACCGAAAGCTGGCCCTGCTTTACTCCACCAGGGAGGGAACCATGCCGCTGGATCGGGAATTTGGGATCAACATGGATTTTGTGGACATGCCGCCGGAGGTGGCCAAGAGCCTTTACACGGCGGAGATCACGAAAAAGACGGCCCAATTTATCCCGGAGGTGCGGGTGCAGTCCGTCCAATGGACCCATGGCGGCGAGGGCGTATTTTACCCCAAGGTGGTGATCACAAGTGCCTGATATGTCAGCAATCAAGAACACGCCGGAAATCAGCTTTATTGACAATAAGACGGTGGAGGATGTGCGGGGCGAAATGGTGGCCGATTATGAGGAATACATGACACAGGCCCAGGGCGTGACTGTTTCCCTGGATCGTGCCAGCGTCCACCGCATGATCCTGTACGCCGCGGCGGCGCAGATCTACCAGGCCATGCAGTACATAGACCGGCAGGGCAAGCAAAGCCTATTGAAATACAGCTATTCCGACTACCTGGACAACCTGGCGCTTTTTAAGGGCGTTACCAGAAGCCCGGCCACGGCGGCAACCTGTACCCTGCGCTTTACCCTGGCGGCGGAGCGGGAAACGGCAACGGCCATCCCGCAGGGCACCAGGGTGGCGTCCTCCGGGTCCGTGTACTTTGCCACGGACGAATACGCGGAGATCCCACCGGGCAGCACCGAGGTGGAGGTGGCGGCCACATGCACCGAAACCGGAACCGCCGGAAACGGCCTGACCGCCGGGGAGCTGTCCGCCATGGTGGATCCCGTCCCCTATGTGGCCAGCGTGACCAATACCGCGACCACGGAGGGCGGGGCGGAGATCGAGAGTGACGCGGACCTGGCGGAGCGGGTTTTCCTGGCCCCTGGCGCCTATTCCACGGCGGGACCGGAGGACGGCTACCTGTACCACGCCAAGGCGTACAGCCCGGCCATTGGGGATGTGGTGGCCACCAGCGACCAGGAGGCCGGAACAGTGGACATTGTTTTCATCATGGCGGATGGAGCAAAGCCTGGGCCGGAAATGATCAACGGGCTAAAGGGCTATCTGCAAGACAAGACGATCCGGCCCATGACGGATCTGGTCAATGTATCGGCCCCGGAGGAAGTCCAGTACACCATCAACATGACCTATTACATCAACCGGAGCGACAGCGCCAAAGCCGTGACCATCCAGGCGGCGGTGGCCCAGGCCGTGGCGGATTATCAGACCTGGCAGCGGGCCATTGGACGGGACATAAACCCCTCCAAGCTGGTGGCCATGGTCATGGAGGCCGGGGCCAAGCGGGTGACCGTGACAGCCCCCACATACACCGCCGTGGCGGCCACCAAGGTGTCCGCCCTCCAGGGAGAGGCCACCGTAACCTATGGAGGGCTGGAGGATGATTAAACTTTCCGGGAGCCGCTTTACCGACATTATGCCGGAGAACCTGGCCGGCCAGGAGGAGGTCCGGGCGATTGCCTACGCTGTGGGGCGGCAGGTGGAAAAGCTGTGCGCCTATTCCGACGCCGCCCGGACCTATGCGGCCATTGCCACCATGCCGGAGTGGCTACTGGATTACATGGCCGTGGAACTGCGCACCCCGTCCTATGATGAAAATTATTCCATCAAGACCAAGCGGGCGCTGATCGAGGGGTCCCTGCTGTTTTACACGCAGATGGGAACCCCGGCGGCGGTCAACCGGATTATTGAAACCATCTTTGAAACCGGGTACATCGAGGAGTGGTACGAGTATGACGGCGATCCGCACCATTTCCGGGCCTATGTGGGGGACGGCGGCGAGGTAGGGCCGGGAGAGCTGGAGGAGTTCCGGCGGGTCCTGGCCTCTGTCAAGCGCCGTTCCTCCTGGCTGGATGATATTATCACCATTTCACAGATGGATCCGGCGGCCCTGACCATCACGGGCGCCATGGGGCGGGGCTACATGTCCACCGCCCTGCCGGCGGCGCCCATGGACTACGGCATGGAGGCCCCGATCCGAGCGGGCGGGGTTTTCGGAACCATCACACAGACCGCCATACCGGCGGCGGAGTAAGAGGAGGCAACCATGTTTTACGGATTTGTAATCACAGAAGCCGGCAATAACCTGCTGGCCGAAATGGTGGCCGGCGATAAGCTGACCATCACCAAGGTGGTCATGGACAAGGGCACCGCGGAGAGCGCGGAAGCGGCCCGGAAGCTGACCGCCCCCATTGACCCAGGCCCCAACGGCACCAGCACGGAGCCGACGGTGGAGGGCGCAGCCGTCAACATGCTGGTGGAGTACCGCAGCGACCTGAACGGCGGATTAAAGGAAGGTTTCTGGATCGGCGGCTTTGCCGTGTTCGGCAAGGTGGAGAACGGGGCCGAAACCATGATCTACTACGGATCCCTGGGAGAGCAAAAGCAGTATGTGAGCGCCTATGTGGAGGGGACCGCCCCGGATGTGCGCCGCTACCCCGTTTCCATCACCGTGACTGCCGGAGTGGAGGTGGAGGTGTCCTACCCCGCGGAGGCGTGGATGACCGCCGAGGAGGTGGCGGCCTATTTCAACGGGACCCTAAAGCCGGAGCTGGAGAAGAGCCTGGGCGGCCTGATCAAAACGCACAACGAGGATCCCGAGGCCCACAACGGCGCCCTGAAAGACAAGCAGGACGCCATCAAGGCGGAGGGCCTGCTGAAAGGGACCAAAGCCACCGGAGAGGACGGGGACACCTACACCATAGGGACGGCTGAACCGGGCACCGACTACCAGAAGCCCACCAACAAGCTGACACTGGCGGAGGCCATGACCACACAGGACTTTATCCCGTTCTACGACCACGACAGCGGCCAGCACATGCGGGCCACGCTCCAGAGCCTGAAAGAGGCCATCGGCGTACAAAGCCCCACCATCAAGGTGACCACCTGTGCAGGCGCGTCCGTGACCTGTTCGGACGGCGTGACCAACCTGGAGGGCACGGGATCCACGGAGTTTGAGCTGCCCTATGTGGGAGACTGGACCGTGACCGCCTCCATGGGCGGGCAGAACGCCAGCGAGGAGGTACATGTGAGCGGCGCCCTGCTGTACGAGGTGGACCTGATGATCACCAGCGGCATTGCCGTGACTACACAGCCAGGTAAAAAGACCTACTACATCGGGGAGGCATTCGATCCTGCGGGCATGGTGGTGACGGCCGCGTTTGCAGATGACACCACCGAGAATGTGACAGGTGACTGTACTTTCTCCCCCGCCACCATTGCCAAGGACACAACGGCCATCACGGTGAACTATCAGCGGGCAGGGATCCGCAAAACCGCCAGCGTGCCGGTGACAGTGCGGGTGCTGGCCAGCATTGAGATCTCCAACCCGCCCACGAAAACCGCCTACAAGTACGGGGAAGTGTTCAGCCCGGCGGGTATGGCCGTCACGGCCCGCTATACAGACGGCCAGAGCCGGACGGTGACCGGGTACACCTATTCCCCCACCGGCGCCCTGAAATTGAGTGATACCACCATCACCGTTTCCTACACGGAAGGGGATGTGACCAAGACCACAACCCAAGCCATCACGGTGGCCAAGGCGCTGGACCGGATTGCAGTCACCACGCCCCCCAACCGCACCAGCTACTTTTCCGGTGAGCAGTTCAGCGCCGCCGGCATGGTGGTGACTGCCTACTACACAGACGGAAGCAGCGGCGCGGTGACCGGGTACGCCTATTCCCCCACCGGCGCCCTGGCCGCAGGAAATACCACCATCACGGTTTCCTACACAGAGGGCGGCGTGACCAAGACCACCACCCAAGCCATCACGGTGACCACCATCAACACCACGCTAAACTCCAACAGCTGGGCCACGATCAAAGCGGTTTCGGATGCCGGAAAGGGTGATAATTACTGGGATGTGGGCGACACCAAGACCATCACCATCAACGGGACGGTGCAGGGCTTTACATTCTCCAACCTGTCCATTGCCGTCTTTATCCTGGGTTTCAACCACAACAGCAGCCGGGAGGGAAACAACCGGATCCATTTCCAGATCGGCAAGATCTCCAACAAGCTGGTGGGCCTGTGTGATAGCAATTACGGCAACTATGTGTCAAGCGGTTTCTGTATGAACACTGAACAGACTAACCGCGGCGGATGGAGCAACAGCCACATGCGGAAAACCGTACTGGGCAACAGCGGAGCGCCGTCCAGCTCGCCGGCCAACTCCCTGCTGGCGGCCCTGCCGGCGGACCTCCGGGCCGCTATGAAATCCGTGTCCAAGTACAGCGACAACACCGGCGGCGGATATGACACGGCCAGCTATGTGACGGCCACCACCGACTGGCTTTTCCTGCTGGCAGAGTTTGAATACCACGGCAGCCGGAGGAGATACGCCAACAGCGCCGAGCAGAACTACCAAAAGCAGTATGACTACTACAAGGCGGGCAACAGCAAAGCGCATTACAGGCACGACAGCACGGGAACGGCGGTCGCTGCGTGGACCCGTTCCGCCAATGTCGGCAACGGTGGCTCTTTCTGCCTTGTCAACGAGGACGGCACGACCGCCGGTATCAATGCAGACTATTCATGGGCGCTGGCCCCCGGCTTTGTGGTTTAATCCACAAGTGAGCGTTTATATTACACCAAAAGCAGGAAAACCGAGGAGGAAAAAGCATGTATCGGATTGTAAAAGACGGGACCGAACTGGCACTGATTGAGGCCCCCAGCTATGTGCGGCAGGCCAGAAACGGGTGCTTTGTGCTGTGCCAGGAGGCGGAGGCCGCGGGGATTGCCTATAACGGGACCGTGTACCACCTCCTGGGCCGGGAGGTCCTGGAGGGCGCGGAGAGCGTGATCCTGGAGGTGGCGGACGCGGGCGTGGAGATCCAGGCCGCCAGGGAAAGCGCAGCCCAAAGCGCCAAACTGTCCGGCCAACTGTCCGCCGCGGCCCGCCTGTATGTCCAGGCGGCCACGGATGTGCCGGACGAAACGGCGCTGGAAATGCCGGATCTGTTCCGCACATGGGAGGAGGTCCTGGCGGATGGAAAAACCGTGGCGGAAAATTCCATCATCAACGACGGCGGCACCCTGTACCGTGTCGTGGCACCCGGCGGTGTGCTTCCACAGGCACACCAGCCGCCCCACGGGGAGGGTATGCTGGCGGTGTATCGGCCCATTGACACCGCCCACGCGGGCACTCTGGAGGACCCGATCCCGTGGGTGTACGGGATGGACTGCACCAGCGGCCTGTATTACTCCTATAACGCCGCTGTGTATCTCTGCAAGGCGGATATGAAGCCGTGCGTATGGGCACCGGGAACCGCCGGCCTGTGGCAATGGGAGGCCGTGGCCGCTGGAGAAACGGAGGCGTAACCAATGGGCCGGAGGTACATTGTTAAGCAGCGGGCCAGGATCGACACCATCACCGGCCCGGTCAATCTTCCATACGGAACCACGGTGGAGGCCGTGGAGGATTACCTAATCCACCAGGGGCGCCAGCTGTGTACAGTAGCCAGCCGAAAGGCCCACCTGTATTTTGCGCGGGATGATGACGGCCAGGGACGGGAGCGGGGCGCCCTGACGCTGGCCATCACCAAGCGGCTGGAGAAGCGGGACAAGGACCATCAAGCCCGCTGGGATCGCGTGTGGGAGGATCCCGTGTGCCAGCAGTACCGACACCCGGAGCATGAGGATCACTTTATATGGGGCCACGCATTTTTTGAGGCCCCGGTGGAGGATCTGCGGCACATTGCCGCCCTGATCGGCACGAGGGGGTGACGGCCATGGACAACACCAAACTGGCGGCGGATCTGTGCGCCATCATCGACAGAATGAATGTGATCATACAGGCCCAGGCCATGGAGCTGGCACAGCTCCACGCGCTCCACCATGAGGAGGAGATCGCGGCGATCCGCCGGGACTATGCCCAGGCCATCGGGGAGGTGTCCACATGACAGAGGCAGAAGTGCTGACTGGCGGCGGGATCGTCCTGGTGGCCATGACGCTGATCCAGATTTCCCCCATTAAGCTGGATCCATGGTCCGCTATTGCGCGGGCCGTGGGGCGGGCCATCAACAAGGATGTGATCGACAAGCTGGACGAAACCCGCGAGATCCTGGACGCACACATAAAAATGGATGGAGCCAGGACGGCGGACACGCACCGGGCCAGGATCTTGCAATTCAACAATGAGCTGCTGCGGGACATTCCGCACACACAAGAGGAATTTGTGGAGATCCTGGCGGAAATCGACCAGTACGAAAAATACTGCAAAGCAAACCCGGATTACCAGAACAACCGGACCACCCATGCGGTGGCGAATATCAGCCGGGTATATGATGACCGACTGATCAAGCACGATTTTTTGAAGGAGGACGAACCATGAAAACCATGCTGCTGGCCGTTGCCTCCATGACACTGGGGACCGTGCTGGGTTTCCTGGTGTGCGGAGCTACGGCGCGGCGCCTACGCCGAACCACACACGGCCAGAGAACGGCGCAAAAGGCAAGGGACGCCCCCAAGAAAATGGGCGTCATGGACAAGGTGCTGGTGCTGGAGGGTGTGATCCTGGTGGCCTATACCGTGGCCGCCCTGGCTGTGTTCTGGCACACCGGCGGGGAGCCGTCCACCCTGACCGCCTGTGTGTTCGGCGTGTGCGGCCTGGAAAACGGCGTCATGGGATGGATTAAGACCAACAAGGACAAGGCGGCGGAGGCCGCCAGAACGAGCGGGAGCGGCCGCGGGGCCGCCCCGGTGGAACCGCCCACGGAGCGGGAGGAACCGCCAGACGTGGGCCTGTAAGGAGGGAAAACGCTATGACAGAAAACCAACTGCGGCAGAAGGTGGCCGACATTATCAACGCATGGGTGGGGGCAACCAAGGGGAGCGCCAAGCACCTGGAGATCCTGGAGATCTACAACGGCCACAAGCCCCTGGCCCGCGGCTACAAAATGCAGGTGAAAGACGCCTATTGCGCGGCCACGGTGAGCGCGGCATACATAAAGGCCGGGATCGCGGAGTACACCGGGACCGAGTGCGGCGTGGAGAAGTTCGTGCAGATCGCAAAGGGTAAAGGCATTTGGGTGGAGAATGACGCCCACTTCTGCCATGTGGGCGGTGCCTGCGTGTATGACTGGGACGATACCGGAAAAGGCGACTGCACCGGAGCCGGGGACCACATCGGCATTGTGACCCAGGTAAACAGCGCGGCGGGCACCTTTGTGGTGACAGAGGGCAACATGAGCGGCGGCAAGGTGGGAAAGCGTACCATGGCCATCAATGGAAAGTACATCCGCGGCTTTATCTGCCCGGACTTTGCCGCCATTGCCAAGAAGCTGGGCGGGACCTCCGGGGGAACGGCCACGGCGGGCGGCCCTACCATTTACACGGTGAAATCCGGGGACAACCTTTCCAAGATCGCCGCCAAGTACGGCACCGCCGTAGACACCCTGGCGGAGATCAACGCAATCCAAAACCGGAACCTGATCCGGGTGGGCCAGGTGCTTATGCTCCAGGACACCCCCCAGGCCGCGGCGGACAAGCTGGAGGCCCTGGGCGTGATCAATTCCCCGGACTACTGGGCAGACGCGGCGGAGGCTGGGAAAGTCCAATACCTGGGGATCCTGCTGAAAAAGGCCGCGCAGACTATCACCAAGGCAAAGCCGCGCACGGACACCCCCCAGGAGGGCGTGGCCGCCCTGGTGGCCGCCGGCGTGATCAACACCCCGGACTATTGGCTGGCCAACTACGACACATTCCCCTCCCTGGACCTGCTGCTGTGCGCCCTGGGCGGGGCTGTGAAATAATTTCAAGGAGGACATACACATGGAAACCATTATGCAGTACATTCCCCTGGCGGTGTCTGCCATCCTGCTGGCGGCCCTGATCCTGACCGTGATCACCAACATCATCACCCAGGTGGTCAAGAAAATCACCTGGGACAAGATCCCCACCAATATCCTGGCGGTGGTGGTGGCCATGGCCGTCACCCTGGTGGCGTTCTTTGCGGTGTTCCAGATCATGGGATGGGCCGTCACCTGGTACATGGTGGCTGGCGCGGTGGCCCTGGGCCTGTTCGTGGCCTATGCGGCTATGTTCGGATTTGATAAACTGCGGGAGGCGCTGGAACAGATCACCAACTGGAACAAAGACAAAACGGAGTAAGAGAAACCCCCGGCACCTGTGTGGCGCCGGGGGTTTGCTTATATTTCGCTTTTCATACCGGGAAAGGCGGCGGAAAGATCAAGAATAGCGCCGCAGGAAGGGCACCGGAGAATGGGACCCATTTGGATGATTTCATCACGATAAGAGGCGCCGCAAACGCTACAAACAATATCCGTATGATCGCAGATCCAAGCGCCGCGCCGTATAGGTTCGGCGTCAACAGCGGGCGCGTGAAGCACACAACTATATGCGTATGAAGAAAGATTTTGATTTGCAGGGAAACCGGCGTCCCTCTTTTTTGCTATATCGGAAAGAAGTTCGTTTTTGTCAATCAGGATAATATGGCGATCTTCCATAAAAAGCACCTCCGCGGAATTATAGTAAAGGATAGGGGGCCGCGTGTCAAGGGGCGGCCCTGGCCCCGGCATATATTATTTTATCGGGCAAAGAACACGCCCAAGGGGCTACCGCTGGGAGAACGCCACCCGCGGGGGTGTATGTCCTCCAGGGCCTCCGTGGAGGTGCGGCCATCGTCCCAGCGGATCACCGCCATGGTGGTGGCGGGGGTCCAGCGGGTAGCCATCCGCTCCACGAAACCGACGATCACGCCGATACCCATGGGACACATGGCGCCCCAGTTGCCCACGACGGGCTGGCCAACCATGACCACGCCGGGGTGGTCGGTGGGCTGCGCGGCCTGGGGGATATAGGCGGCTACGGGGTCCAGGGAGGTGGTGGCCTCCTCCGCCTCCTCCGGGGCCTCCACATACTCACGGCTGGCCCGGAACACGGGAGCCATGCTGTACCGCTCCGGGATGATATATTCCCCGTTGTTGTCCGTGTGGATCTTCGCCCGGCGCTCCTGGCCGTTCCGGCGGAAAGTCACCGTTTTGGCCGTGCGCTTGACGATCTCCACCACGAAAATGCAGTTATGGTCACACGCGCTGGTGTCGTAATACTTTTTGCCAACTTCAAAAATAGCCATCTGAAAAGCCCCCTTGATTTATTCGCCTTACTTTTGTAAAATGGGGGTGGGCCGGTGTAAGGCTACCGGCCACCCTTTTGGGATTTGGTGCGCGGTTTACTTGTCAGGTAGGGCCGCGCACCATTTTATTTTGCTTGCGCCTGCCGAATTAGCGCGGCGGCCTCTTGTACCGTTTTAGCCTTACTTTCTACGAGTTGGGCCAGGGTTTCAAGAAAGGCGTTAAACTCCGCATTTGTCATCCCGGTTTCCATTGCCTCACTTCCTTTCATAAGGGGTTGGGCACCCCTGCCTTACGAGTATTATTATAGTCCTTAAAGGGTGTATAATCAAGCGGCAATATGCACGAAATAGAGTGCTTGTGTTTGTGTATTTTATGCACTTTACAGAGTGCATAAAGTGTGATACAATATCCGCACAAGGAGGTGGCGAAAGTGGCAATCAGTTACCAGGGAGCATTTGAAAAAATGAAAGAGGCCGGGATCACCACATACCGGATCAGAAAGGAAAACATCTTATCACAAAGCACTCTGCAAAAGTTAAGAGAGGGGAAGCCGGTCACAACTGAAACCATTGAAAAGCTGTGCCTGCTGATGGACTGCACCCCAAATGACATTATGAAAATCACCCGCTGACGGCGGGCCATAGGAGTGGAACCGCGGCCCCAATGAATAACCCTGCGCCAAAGGGCCTATAATTTTCTTGTGCTGAATATTACCACGGGTTTTGACGCCGGCCTGTGTTAATATCAAGAAAAATGTGGGCCATATCCACAACGGAGGGGCGCCGGGTGAAGTTTTACGAAATCAACGGGAAAAGGAATTTGTGCGGGGACCGGATCCGAGAGGCCAGGCAGAAAAGGAGACTTTCCCAGTCTGAGCTATGCGAACTGCTGCAACTGCGGGGGATCATGGTGGAGCGGGATGTGATCAGCCGCATGGAGAGCGGGGCAAGGATTGTGACGGACTTCGAGGCCGTGGCCATTGCGGAGGTGCTGGAGGTCCCCGTGCTGTGGCTGCTGGACAAAGAATAG